AGAACACAAAGACAATGTGTAACACAGAGGACGAAGTTATCGCTGTCATTAAAGAGTGGAACTCTAAAGACTTAGACAACTAAGGAGAACATCATGGCATTCTGGACTGTTAGAACTTATTACAAAAAATCTGTTGAGCAACACGAACACTATGTTCAGCGAGAAGGTGAAGGCCGTATCACAGTTAAGGACGGATTCCGTTCTTGTACATTTAGAGTTGAAACAACAGACGATAACTTTCCAGAGTTTGAATTTGTTGAAGTACCTGGCGGAGATGGCAAACACGATAGCTTAGATATGTATTGCCTAACAGGCCCTAATATTGAAGGCTCTGAGATGCTTGATATGTACGATGGCGGTTGCTGGGGCGATATCGAAATCGAAGGCATCGAGGATGACGATGAAGTTGAAGAGCTTGAAGAGTTTATTAATGAAAACGGTGCATACGCTCTAGAAGACGAAGGCGACTGGTATCTTGAAGATACAGAAGTTTACATCTGGGGTCCCATTGAAGTTACAAACGAAGATGATGAAAGCATCACCCGGATCGTTATTGCTGACGAAGACGGCAATATGATTGATTTCGTAGACGAATAATATGAAATGTAATCATTGCGGTAGCGAAGTTAGAATAGATTGCGATTGGCGGCAAGGTCGTTGCCCGCATCGTCCTATAACTGATTATCATTTGAGATTTTATAATTTGTTACAATTCTTTAAAGGACTTTTCAAGCGTGGCTAAAGTATATCTAATCAAACCCTTACACAAGAAAAGCATCTGCTGGCACATTGAAATGTACCGTGAAAATGCAGGCGGCACTATTAGCTGGTTCAATATCGACGATCACTATCGTTGGGGTCAAGGATTTGTAGAAGAAGACATGGATTGTAACTTGCCTATTGAAGGCGATCAACAAGCACATGCTCGCACTGATTGCGGTTGGGGTGCAGAACTAGACGACCAACACGCTTGCTGGTTTGAGTTTAGCGATGACTTGTCAGAAGAAGAAAAAGAAGAAATTGAAGAGTTTTATCATAATGGTAATCCCAACGATGAAAACAATCCGGGCATTGGTGGTGCAGCTTGGCTATTTGACGGTGATCATGATTGGCAAGTCGAAGACGACTATCTAGTCATAGATGCTCCATATCAAGTTAGTCTGTGCGAAGATGACGGTACAGTTATTGAAGAAAATGTCAAACTACGCACCCGTGCAGATTTAGAAGAAGCCGCTCGTAAATGGCGGGAAGAAAACAAAAGTAATCAGTGGCCGTTTGATCCGCCTGCAGACAGCGATCAAGGCGGCTAAATATTGGCATATAACTAGAAAGGTGACTACCATGACAGTTTGTGCTTACAAAGACACATGTCCTAATAAGACCCAACATTGTAAGGAAATAGATATGACAGAGATACACGCAAAGCCAATCGTAGATGGCAAATTCTGGATTGTAGAAGAAGCGGGTGTTAAAATCGCTACCCTACATAAAAAAGAAAATAACAAGTTTATTTTAAGTAGTACTACAGGCGAAGTTATGTTTAATAAGAAAGAAGACTTAACCAAGCAATTTGGTAAAGAGTTCTTTTTAAAGAATCATAAAATAAAAGTTACTAGTGCAGAACCACATGAATGCCATGGATTCCCAACTAGTAGTAAACCTCATAACAGTATGTACGATGTTAGACGAAAGTTACCATTGTTTACTAAGAGCAATGCAAGTAAGAGTTTATATTGTGCAGGTTATTATGTTATTAAATTTGACAAAGGCTGGGTTAAGAGCTTTTGTCCTAAGGCTATTACAGTTGAACGCTACCCTTATAAAGGACCCTTCAAAAGCGATATTGAAATGAAATCGGTGCTTGCCAATGCAAAAGCAGATTAATCCTACTCCGATTACACAACTTATCCAGCAAATTCGTGCTGCTGAATTGGCTAGACAAGCCGAAGTTAAAATACCAATTCAGCAGGCACGATTATTAAGCCTTACACTAGTTGAAATACTAGAGTCTGTAAATAAAGACTGGGAATCACTATATCATGCGCTTAAACAGGCCGCAGACCCCGAAGTTATAAAAGTAGAACTAGACGGCGGAGGCTTTGGACAACCTAAATAAGAGATAAATATATGCGTACTTAATTGAGGATACGCACATGAGTCGTCCAAAGCCAAGAATACTTTTAGAACATACAAACAAGAAAACATACAAAGCAGAACAAGTCTTGGAGGCTGAGGCCATCTGGGCGGTATTCTATAAGGGCGAGCCTTTTAACTTAAAGTCATTTAATAGTCTGACAAGTTATCCGGGACCAAAATATAAAAAAGTGTCTTTTTCAAATCCTGGCCACGCTCACAATCTAGCTAAAAAATTAAATCTAACATTCGGTTGTGAAGATTTCGAAGTAATGAAACTCACAACCGGTACTGTAGTAAAATGATCCCACGAGATACACTAACAAAGATATTTTTACAACAGTGGGGCAAGAGTATAGATGATGCAAATCTAAAACTGTACTCAAGAAAGTGGTGGCAATCAAGTCGAGTAAACAAACAATCAGCATTTCGATTAACTGAAGAAGGCTTTGAGTTTTTGGAAAGTACTCTAGAACTCAAGAGTTATGAAGTTCCATTTACTGAACCGATCGAACTTAGTCCACAAACTATTGTATTTTTGGAAAAATACATAGACTGTCCATATTTCCTTACAAACCAAAGTATTACAGTATTTTCTGAGCGTAAGAGTTTTGAGCTATACTTGTTTTCGGACGATATCCGAAAGTACGGTATAATTAAAGCAATGAACGAACGCCAAAAAGAATCTGAAGATTTGGACGAATCGGACTAAAACCTACTAAAAACTTGTTGACAAAGTAGCGCACCTGCTATATAATAACAACATCAACGCAACTATTTCAACTTTTTTAGATAGGAAACAACATGGCAGAGATTCTTAGCCGCACGGTAGGCCCAAAAAATGCTAAAAAATCGCTTCGTAAAGCATTTACAAGTAAGCGTCCAATCTTCTTGTGGGGCCCCCCAGGTATTGGTAAGTCAGATATTATCAAACAACTTGGTACTGAGTTAGAGGCTCATGTAATCGATGTTCGTTTGTCATTGTGGGAACCTACTGATATTAAAGGTATTCCATATTTTGATTCTAACGATGGCACTATGCGTTGGGCGCCTCCGTCAGAACTCCCTAGCCAAGAAATGGCTAAGCAATATAAAAACATCATTTTGTTCCTTGACGAAATGAACTCTGCGGCACCTGCTGTACAAGCGGCTGCTTATCAACTTATTTTGAACCGCCGTGTTGGCACTTACCATTTGCCAGACAATGTTTCAATTGTTGCGGCTGGTAACCGTGAAACTGACAAGGGTGTTACATTCCGTATGCCTGCTCCGTTGGCTAACCGTTTCGTTCACTTGGAAATGACAGTGGATTGGGATGACTGGTTTGAGTGGGCCGCCGAAAACAAGGTACACAAGGATGTAGTTGGCTTTCTAACTTTCTCTAAGAAGGACTTGTACGACTTTGATCCCCGTAGCTCAAGCCGTGCGTTTGCTACACCTCGTAGTTGGTCATTTGTTAGTGAGTTGCTCACCGATGACGACACTGACGAAAGCACACTTACTGACCTAACTTGTGGTTCAGTTGGTGAAGGTCTTGCTGTTAAGTTTATGGCACACCGCAAGATTGCAAGCAAAATGCCTAACCCTGCTGACATTTTGAACGGCAAGGTTAAAAAGATGGACTCAAAAGAGATTTCAGCTATGTACTCTTTGACGGTGTCATTGTGCTATGAGCTCAAAGATGCTTGCGATAAGAAATCTAAAAACTGGAACGAGCAAGTTAACAACTTCTTCAGCTTCATTATGAACAACTTTGAAACTGAATTGGTTATTATGGGCACTAAATTGGCATTGTCCACTTACAAATTGCCATTGGATCCAGACGAAATTGCTTGTTTTGACGAGTTCCATAGCAAGTTTGGTAAGTATATTGCACAGGCTACTGAAAAGTAATTTGGCATTAGCTCACTTGACAGGACCCGCGGGTCCTGTTATAATATATACATACAGTTAAGGAGCATACATGGCACACGCAGATCCAATTATCGACAAAATTATTGTAGCACGAGTAGGCTTGCTACTTCGCCATCCGTTCTTTGGTAATATGGCAACACGCCTACAGATCAAAGAAGCAGAAGAATGGTGCCATACTGCCGCAACAGACGGTCGTGCAATTTACTTCAACCGTGAATTCTTCACACCACTTAGTACTAAACAAATTGAATTCGTTATTGCACACGAAATTCTTCATAATGTATTTGACCATATGGGTCGCCGTGAAGGCCGTAACCCTAAAATCTTTAACATTGCCGCTGACTATTGTGTAAACGGACAATTGGTTCGTGATAAGATTGGTGAACATAATATTGATGGTATTAAAATCTTCCACGATCCTAAATATTATGGTATGGGTGCTGAGGAAGTTTACGATAAAATCTTTGAAGAGATGGACGAGAAAGAATTAGAAGCACTCGGCCAATTGCTAGATGACCACATTGACTGGGGTGAAAAAGATCCTAGCGGTAACCGTCCACAATACTCTAAAGAAGAATTGAAACAAATCCGTGATGAAATGCGTGAAGCCACTATGCAGGCTGCACAAGCCGCAGGTGCAGGTAATACTCCTGCAAGCATCCAACGCATGATCAAGGAATTGACTGAGCCAAAGATGAACTGGCGTGAAATTCTGCGTCAACAAATCCAAAGTACTATCCGTAATGACTATACATTTATGCGTCCTAACCGTAAGGGCTGGCACATGAATGCTATTTTGCCAGGTACTAACTATGACGAGACTATTGATATTTGCGTAGCAATTGACATGTCTGGCTCTATCGGTGACGAACAAGCTAAAGATTTCCTAACAGAAATTAAAGGCATTATGCAAGAGTACAAAGACTTTAAGATTAAACTGTGGTGTTTTGATACTACTGTATATAATGAAAAAGACTACGACGGATACTCAATGGACGAGTTTGATGAATACCAACCAATGGGTGGTGGTGGAACTGAGTTTGATGTCAACTGGGAATATATGAAGGAACACGATATCCAACCTAAGAAGTTTATCATGTTCACAGACGGTTATCCTTGGGGTTCATGGGGTGATGAGAACTATTGTGATACAGTATTCATTATCCATGGTAACAATACTATTGTACCTCCTTGGGGTGAACACGCTTATTACGAAGAAGTTGTGGATGCTAATTGAAACTGACGCATTTAGTTTAGGTCAAATAGATTCAAAACTGTGGGCCGCAGAAAAGCTCGAGGAATGTGTTAAGGAACACAACCTCGGGCCTCTCGATATGTATATACTAGGAGGATGGTACGCCCTCCTATTCTTTATTTTAAAAATTAGAAATAACATTACAGTTTCTAATTGTAGGTCAGTTGACCTTGATAGCGAAGCCTGCCATATTGCAAACATACTTAACAATACTTGGGAATCAAAAGATTGGCAATTTAGAGCGTTCCCAGATGATGTAAATGTCATTACATATCCTGATTCTGTAAATTGCATTATTAACACGAGTGCAGAACATATTGAATCAATGGAGTGGTGGGAAAGAATTCCAGTTGGAACTGTATGCTTGATCCAATCTAACAACTTAGATATTCCAGAGCATGTTGCTACAGTAGAGACATTAGACGAATTAGTTAATAAGTTTCCAATGGCAAAGACTTTATACTCTGGAAGTAACGCACTACCAGACTACACTAGATTTATGATTATAGGAATCAAATAATGGCGTTAAAATACGGTAAACCAAATCCATTAAATTATTTTGGTATTAGGCGAGTTGCATTTGCGGCGCCACATTTCCTATACACAACTATTGACAAATATACACCCACACATGTTAAAGATCTAGATCGTTGGATTAAACACAATCTTAACGGTCGTTATTACATTGGTCAAAACATTGATCTTGACAGTAATAGATCGTTCATATATAACACTAAAATCGGATTTGAAAACGAAAAAGAACTTAGTTTCTTCACAATTGCCTGTCCGCTTTTACAACAAAGATAATTATGTATGTACTTTTCAAAAGGAGACATTATGACTGATAAAGTAGAAAACAAAGAAGAAGCACAAGCACCTGAAGCAGAAGCACCTGCTCAGAGCAACGATTTAAATATCAATGATTTAAACGCACTAAAAGCAATCATTGATATTGCTAGCCAGCGTGGCGCATTTAAACCAAGTGAAATGGTTGCCGTTGGCCAGACATACAACAAGTTAGCTTCTTTCCTTGAATCAGTAAGTAAGCAACCAAAAGGACAATAATATGGTCGAACTAAAACATGTTGGACGAGTTAAGGCTACAGGCAAGAAATGCCTAATTGCATTTAGAACACTACCAGGTGATGCTAGCAACTGCCTAATCGTACCAACCGAAAATTTACCTGATGATTATCACGATGCTTTAATTAGACTAGTTGAAAGTTCAGCAGGACAAGAGGCATATGAGTTTGGCGAAGCAATGGATCGTACTCCATTCCCAGACGGTAGCAGAATGTTACCTTCGCTACACTCTAAAGGAAGATTAATTAAGACAGCAACTGCAAATATCGAAATGACTCCTACTACAGGTGTTACTATTGTATTGTCTGAGCTTAATCAAATCATTGCTGAACAACGCGGTATTCCAGTTGATGACTTGTCATTGAAGTCCGGCGAAGCTGAAGTCAAAGAAGTTGCTAAAGTAACAGAGACTCCAACTCCAACAGATGTAACACGCACAACTTCATCAAGTGTAAACGAAACAGAGACTGAACCAACTAGTACTCCAGAAGAGCAGGCAAAGTTTTATCGTTCAAAAGCAGACAAATTAGCTAAAGAAGCCGCCGCAATGCGTAGAAAGGCTGAAGAGCTAGCACCAACGGTAAAGAAAACTGCGACGAAATGATGGCTTTAGGAAGACCTCTTCCTAAGGACATTGTTGATAGTTGGCCAGAGGTATTTGGGGAAGTTAATCTCCAAGTGTTACCTATTAGGTATCTCTACGCGATTCTAGTTAACTTTAAAGACGGTACTACTTGGGAAATAAAACTAACAAACGAAATCAAAGACGGCGGGTGGGATTCTTTTGAGAAAATGATCACAGAATTGCATAAGTCGTATGAACAGTCTATTGAAAATATAGATTTTAAATTAGACACTAGTAAAGTCAAAAAAGATATATTGAAAAGTACAAATAAATTCTTAAAGAAAAGAAAACTATGAATGTCAAGCTCTTATCCTATTCACAACCAACAGCAGAATTTGCAAGTGCAGGAATTGCAGATGCGCAGGAACTTATTGCGTACTGCGCAAGAGTCTCCAACCCGAGTAATCAGCTCAACACCGATACTTCAGACAAACTCATTAGGTACCTCATCAGACACCAGCACTGGAGTCCACTCGAAATGGTTTCAGCTTGCATGGAAATTACGACGACACGAGATATTGCAAGGCAAATCCTTAGACACAGAAGTTTTAGTTTCCAAGAGTTTAGTCAACGTTACGCTGACCCAACAAAAGATCTCAGCTTTGTTACCCGAGATGCCCGACTCCAGGACACAAAAAATAGACAAAACAGTATAGAAACTGAAGACACTTTGTTGCAGAACGAATGGTTTCGTGCTCAACAACGAGTGATCTATGCTGCTAAACGCGAATACGAATGGGCTATTGCTAACGGTATTGCTAAAGAGCAAGCTCGTGCTGTATTACCAGAAGGACTTATTGAAAGCCGTTTGTACATGAATGGTACATTGCGTAGTTGGATTCACTTTATTGAATTGCGTAGTGCCAACGGTACCCAGAAAGAGCATCAAGAAGTAGCTAAGGCTTGTGCTAAAGTTATCGCTGAAATATTTCCAATGGCTGTTGAGCTTGTTGGTAACGAATAAACTGGTCTTCAAGCCATTTATAATTATTAATCAACTTAATATCAAGGCCGCTTTTTGCAAAGTTAACACCTGATACAGCACCGTCATAAACTTGTTTACCAAACGAGTGCGTTTTATTTAAAGTAAGCCACTGATTTAAACGATCAGTGGTTTCCTTTTGTACTTGCCTAGCAATAGAACTACTTGACAATTTAGCACATTCTCTAAATGCGCTTCTCCATGCTGTGATATCAGATATAGCAAAGTCTGTGGTGTTTGCAACTTGATTAATTATTTTAATTTTAGAACTTAAACTAGTAGTAATGTCTACAAAGGCATTTTGTTTAACAATGCCTAACAAATAGGTAGGTATTAATTTTATGCCGCCATATCCATATACGGATCCTGTTACTGGGTTCTTACTTTGCCAAATATGTACAACATCAAAATCCCATTTAGGTACAACATAATCAAAATTAAAATTTGGAGATATTACAGCATCAGCATCAACTACCCAAAAGAAAGGTGTAGACACTATCTTTGATGCTTCAAGGTGTGCATTGAATATACCGTCCACGCCATTGACCTGTTTAGCGTTAGGGAATCTTGATAATAATCGTTTATAGTTTTTGTCTGCATTAGGTTCATTATTAGACAAAAATACAATATCGTATACTCTATTAAACAAATCAAAGTCGATTGATTTAACTTGGTCTAATGATGTATTGTTTTTTGATACAAGATATATGCCAGTAATAGAACTAGAAGTGTGTACATACTTTTGATCCCAATCGGGAACTTTGTAATCAATTATGTCATCTTTTATATTAACATCTATAGGTATTAACCAGAACATTCTAGTTAGCGATAGCTTACTTGCTTCTAAAATTAAATTAGGAAGAGTTGAAGTTTTTTGAATAAACTTAACTGTAGGCCACTGTGTCTTTATAGCAGCGACCCGCTCAGTAATATTACCATCAGCGTAATAATAAAAGATGTCGTACATTACTCTGTGTCTAAGAAGCCTGCTCGGCTAAAGTGATTAGGATGAACCGCCTTAAAGAATTTACTAGCATCTGCATCTAAATGAGCGCATTCTAAAT